ACGTTGGCCCTAAATTAGAAGCTCCCAGGAGGACCGCTGAAAAGGATATGGGTAGAGCAAGAATAGAAACCCAGATAAACAAACGTCGCCAGTTAGCTAGGCCAAGTCGTAGCGAAGAAGTTATAGAGATGGGCATGAAGCGAGGCGGTAAAGTTGTATCAGCATCAAAGCGTGGAGACGGTATTGCTTCTCGCGGAAAGACCCGCGGGCGATACATATGAAAGACAAGGTAGGTTTAGTGATGAGAGAGTTTAAAGAAGGTAAACTCAAATCATCGTCAGGTCAAAAGGTTACCAACCCCAAGCAAGCAATTGCTATAGGACTATCGGAGCAGAGAGCTATGAAAGGTTACAAAGCAGGCGGCGAGGCAAAAGCCATGGTTAAAAAAGAACTTTCTTTTATGAAAGCCAAGGGTGCGCCCAAGTCAATGATTAAGCATGAGAAGGCAGAGATGAAGGGTATGAAGGCCGGCGGATCTGTAATGCCAAAGAAGATGGGTTCTGTAAAAACAGCGGCGCCAAGCATCAACGGTATAGCGGCAAAAGGTAAGACTAAAGGTACCATGATTAAGATGAACAAAGGCGGTTGCGCTTAATCATCAGGAAAACACATGTCGGCTCAAATCGTTCAAGACATACAAGCGTTAGCGAGTGCGAACAATAACTCAATAACGATTGAACAACTTGTAAATTATGCTACGTCAAAAAACATATCAATCGATACGCTTTTTAATAGCATTTATAATGATTTTCCGACATTAAAGAGAGAAGATTTAAATTTTGAGGTGAGCAGGCAAAAGCTTGCTCCTCTAGCAACAAACAATTCAGTTAATATTGCTGATGTTATAAAACAAGCGATACAGCAGAGCATATCGACTGAACACCTAGCAAGGTTTTTCGGCAAAACTAAATCGGAATTTACAGCGCTGGTAAACAACCAGTTGCCTGCCTTGGCAAATGACTTTTATGCCAAAGGCATGAACTCTGCCGCTATAAGCAACCTTACGGGTGTAAGCGTAGGATCTATTGAGAAAGCATTAGCAGACGCAAAACATATATCTGAGATAAGCAAATTAGGGTCAAACGGCAAGGTAGATATTAATAAAGCGCTTGACTATGCAAAGACCAACAGTCTAACGAACGAAACTTTAGGTAGGTATCTTAATAAAACAACTGAAGAAATAGCCGGGTACATCAAGGACCGCGGTATTTATGATCAGTTAAATGTAGCAAATAAAGACAATAATTTGTCTTTTGATGAAATACTTGCTGTACAAAAGGGGTCTGGTCTTTCTATCACAGACTTCATAAACAAATATACCGCTGGAACAGACACAGAAAAAGCTGCAACAATAAAAAACATAACAGCTTTTAATGGTCTGACACCACAGCAAAGGCAAATAGATACTGATTTGCTAGGGCTGCGTGATTCAAAAGGTGAAATAACTTACGACGCGGCTCTTAAGTATGCAAGAGATAAGAATGTAGATCTTTCTGAAATTGCAAGGTCATTAAGCACCCCGCTTGCACAACTCAAAAATTATGAGAAAGACCAGCAAGTTATACAAACACTCAACACGTTAAAAACTTCAGGAAATGTTTTAACGGCGGATGAAATAGGTCAGGCTGCAAATCAGTACGGTATGTCAGTTGCTGATTTTGTAGACAAATACATATCTGGCGATGCAACACAAAAGACGGGAATAGCAAACGAAGTTACGAGACGGTCTGCACTCACACCAACACAAAGAGCGGCGGAAGATACAGAGATAGCAAGACGAGCGGCGCTTACGCCAGCTCAACGCAGTCTAGAAGACGGACTGGCTTCCGTAGCGAAAAATGGCCAGATTGCTTTAGCTGACGCCATAGCTTATGCAAATACAAATAAAGTTTCAGATCAGGATTTAGCAAATGCTTTAAAGATGGATTTAGGTAGCTTGAAGGTCTATAAAGATCTTGAGCGGTTTAAAACTACTGATGGAAAGCTTACTTCCGACGAAATTATTAGCGCTGCACAGAACGCTAACTTGGGGTTATCACAATTTGTAGATAAATACCTAAATATTCCAGCGGCAGACAAAACAACATACGTACAAGACTTAACAGCAAGAGCGGCATTAACACCCGCACAAAGGAGTCTTCAAGATGCGCTATTTAATTTACCAAAAGACACAAACAATAAAATAGCATTTGATAAGATTTATGATTATGCAACTACAAATAAAATATCTAATGCAGATTTAGCTAAGGTTTTAAATCAAACAGAATCAGATATAACTAAAAACTTTCAAGATATAAAAATCTTTAGAGAGTTAGATGCTGTTAAATCTGATGGACTATCTCAAGATGAGATTATTAAAGCAGCTACTGATAACAAAATTACAATTAGCGATTTTGTTAATAAGTATTTAGGTGGAACAACAGCAGAAAAGCAAGCTTTAACTACAAGTATTAATAGTAGAGTTGCTTTAACACCAGCCCAAAGAGCTTTACAAGATAATATAAATAAGCTTGCTGATACAAAAGGTCAAATAGCATTTGATAAGATTTATGATTACGCAACTACAAATAAAATATCTAATGCGGATTTAGCTAAGGTTATTGGAAAACCAGAATCAGAAATCACAAATAATTTTCGTGATATTACGATTACGAGATCCTTGGATAAGGTTAAAGAAGGTGGTTTGTCACTAGAAGAGGTTTTAAGTTCAGCAACAGCTAATAATGTTCCCATTAATGAATTTGTTGACCGTTATTTGGGTGGCACGCCAGAACAGAAGCAGCAGTTAAAAACAGCCCTTACTACAGAAGCTTCTCTAACCCCGCAGCAAAAAACCCAGCGAACTGAGTTTCAAGGATTAGAAAAAACTCCTCAAAACATAATAAATTTCCAAAGCAAATACAAAATACCAGATGCTCAGATGACGAGCATCTATGGCGTACCTTCTGAAAGCCTTGCTCAGGCAAAAAAAGACAACGTCATTCTTGCTGATTTGCAAAGTAAAAACCAAAATGGTTTAACAGTCCCGGAAGTTTCTGGTCTTGCCTCTGCTTATAGTGTGCCTATAGAGGAGTTTGTAAAGCGTTACATAGGCGGAAATACAAATGACATTATTAGTCAAGCACAGGCTTTCAGGCAATTAACACCTGCTCAACAAGTTTCAAAGGAAGCTTTTGACCAGCTAGTAGTTCAGCATAAAGACAATAAAGTTCCGTTTGACAAGCTTATTCAATTCGCAGATACGTTCAGAGTCCCAGATGCTGAGCTTGCCGCTATGGCAAAAATGGACGCGTCAGCCATAACAAAGTATCGAAAAGATACTGCGATTGTTAATGATTTAAACAGTAAGGCCGCTGATGGGTCGCTTACTTATGACGAAATACTGGGCGTCGGCAAGGCAAGGGGTGTCAACCTTAATGAACTGGTTGGATATATAAGTTCGCCAGAGGGCGCCAATAGTTTGTATGGAAGCCTGAATGCTTACCAGCTTGGAAAAGAATACTTAGCAAGAGAGCAGTTGGAGAGCGCATATCAGCAATGGGGCGGCGGTATGAGCCCGCTTAAATTTGCAAATATGCACTATTACGCCAAAGGTAAATCAGAAGGAAGGGCGGCCCCTGTTCCTGAATACTTTGCACTCAATCCAGATGTTGAAGCGTCATACAAAAGCAATAGCTACGGCATGACGCCGTTACAGTTTGCTAAAAGGCATTACGATTTGTATGGAAAAGGAGAGGACAGGATTGCTCCGCTAGATCCTGCCTTTGAAAGTAATGCTGCATTAGCCCAAGATTATTTGAACTCTTTCAATAGTTCTTGGAAACCAACGGCAACAGAAAGCGTTTTGCAACAACAGTTAAGACAGTTAACGTCAAACGGGTCGGCAGGCGGTACTTGGAAAAACAATGGCGGCTGGGATGTACATCTTCCTAAGATGGTCGATTACCTCACGCAGTTGGGTGTGCGCGATTTAACGCAGATAGGCACCAAGGAAGAGTCAAGACCGAATAGCGTGTTTTACAGCTTGCCCGGAGATCAAGGCGGCGCGTACAGGACGGTTAACGAGCCATTTGTTGTTTACTACGACAAAATGTCTGGTAAAGAATTAAGAGCTATACCAAAAAGCGACAACAATGGGGCTTGGGAGTTTGGCAGCGAGGGTTCAGGAAAGGGATCAACTGGGTACATGTTGGCGCCAAGCCAGGGCGGTGTGGCGGTTGGCGGCAGTTGGCGAGAAAAATATGGCATAAAAGAATATGCTATGCCTTTGGCATTTATTGCCGCTGTTGCTGCGCCCCAGATTCTTCCGAATATTATTGGCTCAGCCTCAGCTCTTACCGCTGCGGAGGCGGCTTCGTTAGGGCTTTCAACAACAGGCAGTGGGCTTGCTGGAGCACTAAGCGCAGCAGGCATGACACCGGCTGTTGCTATGGCTACGGCCACAGTGCTCGTCAATGGAGGTTATTCGGCAGCAGTTGCAGCGGCCACGGGGGGAGATCCCGTAAAAGCGTTTATAACAGGGGGTGTTATACCAACTGCAACTCAGTTGGCTACTTCCTCAATTATGACCAGCCTGCCAAAAGAATTGATTGTTCCGGGATTAGATAAAGCTATTTCAAATACGATTGGCACATTGCTAGCAGGCGGCAGTGTTGACCCGGTTAAGTTATTAACTGGCGCGGCCATACCCATCGTCTCTGCTGAAATATCCAACATCACAGGTATCAAACCTGGACTAATAAGCTTAGGGTTACAAACAATTATTAGCAACGGATCAAACCTTGCAAATATTGCTCAAAACCCAGCGGCAGCCATTAATTTTGTACAGAACAACAAAGATCTTTTTAACTCGATAACGGTAAATGCACCAGCATCAACCTCTGCCAATACGATTGTAAACCTTCCTGCTGTTTCAACGTCAGTTCAAGGTAATAGTGTAATCACAGCCGCGGAAGCTCCTGGCTCTACGCAGATTGGACCGAGCAGGCCAGATAGATACCAAACAGATATTGTTGGCCCGGGTTATGGATCGTCTTATCAAATAAATTATTCAACAACAACAGCGGCAGAAGTTCCGGGGTCAACAGTTGTGCCCGGGAATGTGACGGCTTCAACAGGTGACGCACAGATAGCCGAGTACATGGCTTCTATGAATCGTCCCGACAAGTATCAAATGGATATTGTCGGAGCGGAATATGGTTCACCAGTAACAGTTGACTATACAACTGTAAGGAACAACACATTAGTTGATAGTTCTGGCAAGTCTCATGCAATCCCGCAGGGAGCTGTGCTAGTCCAAGATGCAAAAGGCAATTACACAGGGTATCGTTTAAATAATCAGGTTTATACGTTAGACAAACCTGGCGGTACGTTTATTACTCAACAAGCTGCGGCACAAGCAAAGCCAGAGACAACGCTTAGCCAAGTACAGAATTTAAATTGGGACCAAATAAAACAGCTACACGACCAAGCCAAGTTAATTAATCCAGATTTAAAAAATGAGGACTTTACGGCCTGGGTTTATAGATATGCAGCCAACCCAGAACTTGCCGTTAAGCAACTCAATTACAAACCGCCGGTCAAGGAAGCTGATGTAGTTCCTTCAACACCGGCAACGCCTGAAGATGTTGGCATAACAGGCGACCCAGTTAATGAAACAGCACAAAAGATAGGTCGTATTACTGGCGGATTAGCAACCGATGTTGCTAAAGGTTTGGCGCAAACCATTAATAATGGAATTGCCACTGTAACTACCATGTATGGCAAGCCAGAGGTAAGTCAAACGGTACAGAACTTTATTAACGATATAAATAAATATCAATCAGGTTCCGATCCAAACTTTGTTGCTAGAGCCAATAAGTTTTACACTGATCTTGAAAAGCTAGGAGCTTCGGCAGATGCTATAGATCAGGCTAGGTTTGTATTAAATGGTATGTGGAACGACCCAAGGTTGTTTGCTAGTTTTATATCGCAAACACTGCCATCCGCTTTCCCTGGGCTTGGCGTTACATCGGCACTTGCTAGGGTTGGAGTTTCCGCGGCGGCAGCGACTTCGGCTGGTCTTGCAGTTAATTCAGCGATAGCGGCTGGCGATGACCTAGATAAAATATATGACAGTAATTACAATCGTATATTAAATCGTTTGAAGTCTGATATGCCATCTGCAAAGGTGGAGGACTTACAGGCGGCGGCTTCGGCAGAGGCTTATTTAATTACAAAAAGCGCTGCGCTAACGAAGTTTGGTTCATCCGCTGCCTTGCAGTCACTACCTATTCCTTTTATTACAAAATTATCAAGTCCAACACTTACAGTTGCAATTAGAGAAGCTGTACAAGAAGCTCCTGAAGAAGCCGCTTTGAAAGTTATTAACAACATCTCGCAAGGCAAGCCTTGGAATGATGGTGTTGCTGGGGTTGCTACGTTAGGGCTGCTTGCCGGATCAAGTGCGGGTGCTATGGTACAGGCGGCATCAACTATTGCAGGAGGCGCGAAGCCTGTCATAAACCAAAACGGACAAAATGTTAATAACAGCGCCGGACGACCTGTGTTGCTTTTAGGTTATGACACTAAACCAAATATCACGTTGCAGCTAGTCCCATCAACGCCTTCACCAACGGGGTCGCCTAGTGTTGCACCAGAGGTGTATTCAAACAGCGCCAGCTCAGAATCAACATTTGATTTAATTCTTGATAATGAAGAAAGGTTTGGGTATACGTTAGACGGAGTAGATCTCAACAATAATACCTACTATGTAACGTTAGCAGACGGCACAAAAACGTCTTTCTCAGCAGATACATTATTACAAGATGCTCTAAATCTAAGAACGCAAGAAGACCCAACAAGAGCTGAAAACGTACAAAATTCAGTGAGTGTTGCAGATCGTTTGTCAGTTGATATTGCAAGAAGCATGGGCAATGTGCCGACGACATCTGTTACTGGAAAGATAATAACTGCATCTGCAAAAGGTGCGGTAATGGAAACAAACACAGGCGCTTATGTATTTGTACCAAACACTGCGCAAAGCAATCAAAATGTAAAAGTACAAGTAGGCGACACTGTTGTTGCATCGAATAATATGATTTATCCGGGGGCAACGGTAGCGTTACCTGGAGGGCAGTTAGTTACATCCATCGACCCAACAAAGATAAACGTTCCTACAACTGGTTCTGTAATTTCTTTCAACCCGGAAAACGGAACAGCCATAGTTGTAGATACATCGGGCCAAATTAAAACGTTAACAACTTCATCCCTAGACCAGCAAACTCTCTCTACGCTGCAATCTGGTTCGGTGGTTAATTTGAGCCCAGGTAGTAGTTCGATTTCAAGTGTAGTTAGCTCTGTTCCAACTTACACCACAACCGGCGTAGCTACTAACATAAGCCTGCCAGTAAGCACTGGAACGGGGTCAGTAACGAATGTAGCAGTTTCTCCATTCACGACTATTGGAACGGTGGTTGGCTTAGATTTAAATACAAACACTGCGCTTGTTACAACAAATACAGGGCAGAGTTCTGTAGTCTCTTTGAATCCTTTAACGGCTCAGCAAATAAGTGGTGTAACGGTAGGCAATAATTTATCTTTTGATTTAAGTACCGGAAATGCGCTGGGCGTGCCAGTTAGCCCGCTAGATAATACGGGAACAACTATTACAACAGGCACTATAGGAAATACTTCTGTAACACCAACAGATATTTCTTCTTCTGGTATCACATCGGGTATGACACTAGTAAATGGTGTTTATACGCCTATTGGTTCCGTAGCGCCGGTTTCAGGAATTGTTGGTGCAGAAACGGGTGGAACGCCACCTCCAGTTATTACTGACATAGGCGGCGTCCCGCCAGGAACCACCCCTGTACCAATAGATACTGCCAAACCAGAGCCACCCATAATCCCAACCTACACGCCAACAGTGCAAGATACTGTAGTAACTACGCCTGTTGTACCTACTACACCAACTGTACCTACTACACCAACTGTACCTACTACACCAACTGTACCTACTACACCAACTATTCCCATAGTGATACCAGGAACAACAACTGATACTAAACAAGATATTACGTATCCGGATGTCCCAGGTCCAACTTTTGGAGAATACGAGACGATGCCTTATCCTAATTACTTAAGGCCACTAAATCCGTATTTTGGCGGCCCTATGGGACTAGCTGCTTTGATGGAGACTGAATATGCTAAAGAGCCGGGGAATGGGATCAATCAATCCGTCCAAAATGCCCAAGCCCAAGGTGCGCCGCCGCCGTGATAATACAGATTTTGAACAATTTGCTGAGGGCGGGAGTGTAGGGTTGTATGCAAACATTCATGCCAAAAGGAAACGTATTGCCGCTGGATCCGGTGAAAAGATGAGGAAGCCAGGATCTAAAGGCGCTCCTACAGCAGAGTCATTTCGTCGCTCGGCGCTAACAGCAAAGAGGTAATAATGGCTTTTACGACAGGAACAACAAACTTTGATCCGAATCTTAACGAGCTTGTAGAAGAAGCTTACGAGAGATGCGGCAGAGAATTGCGGTCAGGTTATGATCTTCGCACCGCACGAAGATCGCTTAATTTATTGCTAACGGAATGGGCGAACCGAGGCATTAATTTATGGACTATGGAGCAAGGAGCTATACAGCTTTATGCAAACCAGATTACCTACCCATTGCCTATTAATACAGTAGACCTTGTAGAGACAACGATCAGGACTGGAGTCGGTCAAAATCAAACGGACATTAATATCAGCAGAATATCGGTCAGCACATACTCAACCATACCAAACAAATTGGCGACGGGCAGACCTATACAAATATACATTGACAGGCAGGGCGGGCAAACGTATGTATTTAGCGGAACGCTTGCGGATAATATTTCATCCTCAGCTACGACGATACCGATGTCTAGCCTCTCGGGGATACCATATGCAGGATATGCAAACATTGGATCGGAAACGGTTTATTACTATGGAACTTCAACCCAAGCCGAGAATGTGGCAACGGGTAATTCAGCTTATGCGACGTTAGACAACGTAGTACGAGGCCAGAACAACACAACGGCTGCTGCTCATTCTTCAGGTGCAACGGTAAGTAATACCAAGTTTCCTAACGTCACGGTATGGCCAGCACCTGAACAAGGGTCAATATCTGCTCCTTATTACACTTTGATTTACTGGCGACTGAGAAGGTTGCAGGACGCAGGGAATGGTGTAAACGTTGAGGATATTCCATTCAGATTCCAAGAGGCGCTTATAGCTGGTCTGGCTTACAAACTATCGATGAAGGTAGAAGGTGGCTTGGAGCGTATGCAAATGCTGAAGGTCCAATACGATGAGGCATGGCAATTAGCCGCAGATGAGGATCGAGAGAAGGCGCCTTTGAGACTTGTTCCGAGGCAAGGATTTTTAGGAAGCGGCGGGTACTGATATGCCTAATAGGTTTGCTAGTGGAAAGTTTGCAATTGCACAGTGCGATAGGTGCAACTTCCGCTATAAACTTAGGCAGCTTAAACCGCTGACAATTAAGACAAAAAATGTCAATATACTGGTATGTCCAGAATGTTGGGAACCTGATCAGCCGCAGTTGCAACTTGGTATGTATCCAGTGGATGATCCGCAGGCAGTAAGAAATCCAAGGACCGATTCAAATTCATATTACCAGTCTGGCTATAACGGATTGCAAACGAACTACACGGTAGGAACTAATCCGCTGTTTACGGGTGTACCGCTTGAGGGAAGCAGGACGATAGAATGGGGCTTTAATCCAGTTGGCGGGGCGAGGTCTTATGACTCTGGCATGACGCCCAATCATCTTATAGGCCAAGCTTTATTAAACAGTGTCACAGCTACATAGGAGCCGACATGAAAACGATGGAAGCACTCAAAAAACACATGGCAAAAGGAAAGGGCGCACACCCAGACTCTGATGTCAAAAAGCTCAAAAAAGGCGGCCCGACATCAGAAATGATGAAAACCATGGGACGCAATATGGCTCGGGTGTCGAACCAAAGGGGCAAGTAATGGCCAAATACTCCATGAAACAGGGCGGGAAAGAAGTAGGTCCTGCATCTGTATACGCCGAGCCTCATACGATGACTGGCTCTAAGATTGTTGCCTCAGAACAGTGCGGTAAAGAAATGCCCTACAACATGGTGAAAGATTGGCAACCAACTGCTGGTGTAGCAATTAATCCTAACAGTCAAATCAAAACGACTGGGATTAAAATGCGCGGCACCGGGGCAGCTACAAAAGGTACGATGAGCCGGGGGCCAATGGCGTGAACTGGGGAGAGCTAAAAACTCAGGTACAAAACTATCTGGAAACTACGTTTTCTATTGATAGTCTAACTACGTTTACGCAGCAGGCAGAACAACGTATCTTTAATACGATTCAGTTTCCGAGCTTGCGTAAAAACATGACTGGGATATGCGTGGCAGATAACCAGTATGTAAGCTGCCCTGACGACTTTTTAGCGCCTTATTCATTGGCCGTAATCGATACAGATGGTTCGTACCACTATCTTCTCAATAAAGATGTAAATTTCATACGAGAATCTTTTCCTATTCCTACGGGGGCTGGGAATACAGGTCGCCCTTATTGTTATGGCTTGTTCGGCCCCAAGGTAGTAGGTGCAACAATAAGTAATGAGTTAAGTTTTATTTTAGGTCCGACGCCCGATCTAGCTTACGAATTAGAGCTTCATTACTTTTACTATCCAGCATCTATTACTGAAGGTGATATAGATGAAACAACAACATGGCTTAGTGATAACTTTGAGCCGGTCTTGTTGTACGGTTCTTTGCTTGAAGCGTCAACCTTTTTGAAGGCTGAGCCTGATCAAATGCAAGTGATTACGAGTCAGTACAAAGAGTCTTTGATGTTAGCTAAACGCCTGGGTGATGGTCTGGAGAGGCAGGATGCTTACCGCTCAGGTCAGGTTAGGGATAAGGTCGTTTAATGGCTATCATTCAAACGCTGACAACAAGCTTTAAAGTAGAGCTTGCACAAGCGTTGCACAACTTTACGGCGGGGACGGGTGATGTCTTTAAACTTGCCTTATATACCGCAAACGCGGATCTCGGTGCCCAAACAACTGCGTACACGGCAGCAGGTGAAGCCAGTGGAACCAATTACACCCCTGGCGGCATCGCACTCACAAACATCACACCCTCCTTTCAAGGAACTACTGCGTATTGGTCTTTTGAAGACTTGACCTTTACAAACGTAAGTATCACAACCAATGGTGCGTTAATTTACAATTCAACCAACGGTGACCGTTCAGTTTGCGTTCTCAACTTTGGCGTAAACATCACAAAAAACGCGCAGGATTTGATTATTACTTTCCCAGTAGATGATGCGCAAAATGCTGTTATGAGAATTGAATAATGGCTAAGGTATTTACAACCAAAGGTGAGATGGAAGAATCGTTGTTAGAAAAACGTGAGGGCGCTTTGGATAACGATAACGAGCGCACAACTTGGGTAGAGTATTGGTGTGAAGGCGAACTGGTACATCGCTCAGTTCATGTAGTGTTGAAAAAGTCGCCTTCTTTGTTCGCTGAAGCGGCGGCAATAGCTTAAGGGAGTTAATTGTGGCAAATACACAAGCCATGTGTACCTCATTTATGGGTGAACTTTTGACGGCTACGCACAACTTTGGAACTGCGCCTACGCGAGGATCGGGTACTGCTGATACGTTTAAAGCGGCTTTATATGAGGCTACGGCTACTATCAATGCTTCTACTACTGCGTACACCGCGTCAGGAGAAGTTTCTGGGGCTAACTATAGCGCTGGGGGCGTAACGATTACGGCATGGAATGCGCCAACAGCAGCTAATACATCTGCCACGGCAGGGATAGCGTTTACAACTCCAACTACTTCTATTACTTATACAAATGTAACGTTGTCAACTGCTTTTAACGCAGTACTAATTTATAACTCTACACAAGCAGATAAAGCGGTAAGTGTTCACACTTTTGGCTCTCAAACAATTACAGCGGGTACGTTCACTTTAACGATGCCTACAAACAATACAACCAATGCGTTATTGCGCTTGGCAACAACTTAATTACTAGAGATCCCTTGTGGCTAATTTTGGCTGGGGTGATAACCCATGGGGATACGATGGATGGGGTGGTGTTGGTGTTGAACAGGCATTAACAGGGACGTCTGCTACAGGAACAGTTGGTAATGTTGTTGTTTCTTTATCAGGCGTAGGCGCTAGCGGAGCGGCAGGATCAGTATCGTATGCGATTCCTGTGAGTCTTACGGGTGTTGGGTTGACTGGTTTAGTTGGTTCATTCGGTTTTGTTTATTGGAGTTTAATTAACGACTACCAAGATGCGGAATGGACTGATATTGATAATTCACAAAATGCAGATTGGACTTATATTAATAATTCACAAAATGCAGATTGGCAATTGGTTGAAACGGAGTAAATCATGACAGTAAATCGCACCACCCTATTAGACTTGCCGCTTCCTGTATCAGGTACAGAGTCTGGGACTTGGGGTGATACAACCAATAATGGATTAACGCAATATCTGGATATTGCGATTGCAGGTATGTCTAACCTGACAAGCGCAAATTTCACGGCTGGTGCGTTAACAATTGAAACCACTGAAGGCGATTCTTCTGCAACAAACATTAGTGCAACCAGCGCCCAGTATGCAGGGTTTAGGGTTACATCACTTGCTGTCAATTCAACTATTACGGTAGGTAACACAGGAACAACGTTAGGTAGGTCATATAGGCTTATTAATGCCGACTCCACATATACATTGACATTTAAGGCCACGGGTCAAACAGGCGTTACCTTGCAACCAGGGCATTCTGCTGTTGTGGCTTTTAATGGAACGGACTACGTAACGGTTGGGGGTACAGGGTATTTAAATATTCCACAGTCTGGATCAGCAAAAACAACCGCATATACTTTGGCAAAAGCTGATGTGGGTGAGTTCATCGAGGTCGGATCTGGTGGTTCCATTGAAATCCCCAACTCAATATTTTCTGCTGGCGATGCTGTTTTAGTCTTTAACAACACAGCAGCAGGGATTACCATTACTTGCACGATCACGACGGCTTACATTGGTGGCACAGACTCAGACAAAGCCACGATGACATTAGCCACGCGAGGCATTGCTAGCATCTTATTTGTTTCGGGTACGGTGTGTGTTGTTACGGGTAACGTGAGCTAAGTCATGCCGATTGTTCTCAAAGACCGAGTCAAGACCACGACCACAACCACGGGTACGGGTACGCTCACTCTTAGCACGGCAGCTACGGGCTATCAAGATTTCTCAGCTATCGGTGATGGTAACCAAACGTATTACATGATTACGGATGGCACCAACTGGGAAACAGGTCTGGGAACTTACACGGCAAGTGGCACGACACTGAGCCGTGACCAAGTCTTTGAATCAAGCAATAGTGGTGCGTTGGTTAACTGGGGCGCTGGAAGCAAAGATGTGCTGTGTGGCTGGCCTTCTGCTGCCACGGCTGGCGGTGTGCCTAGTGCTGATAACAGCAGTATCGGTACAGACTTATCGGGGTGGTCAGCCTTCCAAGCATCATTGATGAATGGCGTCAATGGTGATGTGACCTTCGGGAATAACAGCGCCAACGGTATTGGGAGTACGTATAGTTTAGTTTATACAACTACAAGTGCATACAATGGTGGTGTACTAGCCCCTAATGGTGATATACATTTTATACCAAGAAACGCAGCAGTAGGTCAAAAAATATCTGCTTCTGGGGTTGTATCTACGTATTCGTTGGTTTATACGGCGTCTGGTGCATACTTTGGTGGCGTTTTAGCACCTAATGGTGACATACACTTTGTTCCAGAAGACGCGAATCGAGGACAAAAAATATCAGCCTCTGGAGTGGTTTCTACTTATTCATTGGTTTATACGGCATCTGCCGCATATAAAGGTGGTGTCCTTGCCCCTAATGGAGATATTCATTTTGTCCCTTACGCGGCAAATAGAGGGCAAAAAGTTTCTGCTTCTGGAGTTGTATCTACTTACTCTTTAGTTTATACAGCGACGGGCGCATACTGGGGCGGCGTCTTAACCCCCAATGGTGACATACATTTTGTACCGGCTAGCGCAAACAGAGGCCAAAAAATATCGGCAGCAGGCGTAGTTTCAACTTATTCGTTAGTTTATACGGCAGGTGGTGCATATTTTGGTGGCGTATTAGCACCTAACGGTGATATACATTTTGTTCCTTATCTTGCAGACAGAGGACAAAAAGTTTCTGCCTCTGGTGTAGTTTCAACTTATTCATTAGTTTATACAGGGTCAAGCGTATATAACGGGGGCGTTCTTGCACCTAACGGTGATATACATTTTGTACCATATAGCGCAAACAGAGGTCAGAAAATATCAGCTTCTGGAGTAGTTTCTACTTATTCATTAGCTTACACGGCAAGTCTTGCATCTGTTGGTGGTGTCCTTTCTCCTGATGGCTCCATTACATTTATCCCATATTTCCCAGGCATAGGCCAGCGCATCAACACTAATCCCGGCTCACCACTTGGTCTTGGTGTATGCCTTTCATCCTTCCTTAATAAGTTCTAAGCCATGACATTCGTTGTTCGTGATCGAATCAAAGTTACCACGACCACTACAGGCACGGGAACCTTGACGCTTGGCGCGGCTGCTGCTGGCTTTCAAGACTTTACCAATATCGGCAATGGCAATCAGACCTACTACACCATCACGAATGGAACGGATTGGGAAACAGGTATTGGCACGTACACATCATCGGGTACGACACTAAGCCGTGACACGGTGCTGGCATCTTCAAACAGTGGTGCTTTAGTCAATTGGAGCGCAGGCAGTAAAACAGTCTTCGTACCCTTCCCTGCACTTGCCAGCCAAGGATCAGCACCGACGGGTGATGACAGCAGCATTGGCACGGATGAAGTTGCCTTCCAAAACTTCCAGAAGAACTTGTACAAAAGCGTCAATGGTGGCGTAGCCTTCAACAACAACGGCACGAATGGTGTCGTGAGTACGTTTAGTTTGGTTTATACCACCGCAAACGGCGCATACGCTGGCGGTGTATTAGCCCCTAATGGTGACATTCATTTTGTGCCATATACCGCACCAGTAGGTCAGAAAATATCAGCAGCGGGAGTTGTTTCCACTTATTCATTAGCTTATACAACAACTTTTGCTTATGCCGGAGGTGTTTTAGCCCCAAATGGTGACGTACATTTTGTTCCTTCAGGTGCTAATAGAGGACAAAAAATATCTTCTGCTGGCGTGGTATCAACTTACTCGCTCGTTTACACGACAATATCTGGTGCATACTCTGGCGGTGTTTTAGCACCTAATGGTGATATACATTTTGTACCAACTAGCGCAAACAGAGGTCAAAAAATATCTGCCTCTGGCGTAGTTTCTACTTATTCTTTAGTTTATACAGCATCAGGCGCTTATATTGGTGGCGTTTTAGCCCCTAATGGGGACATAAATTTTATACCCTTTGGTGCAAATAGAGGACAAAAAATATCTGCTTCTGGTGTTGTTTCCACTTATTCATTAGTTTATACGACAAGTAATGCCTACTCTGGCGGTGTTTTAGCCCCAAATGGTGACATACATTTTGTACCTAGTTACGCAGCAGTAGGCCAAAAAGTATCGGCTGCTGGGGTTGTATCTACTTATTCTTTAGTTTATACAGGAATTGCCGTATACCGCAACGGCGTACTAGCTCCTAATGGTGATATACATTTTGTACCTTATTTTGCAGCAGTAGGGCAGAAAATATCAGCTTCTGGGGTGGTATCGACTTACTCTCTTGTTTATACAACTACAGGTGCATACTGGGGTGGCGTACTTTCACCCGACGGAACAATTACATTTATTCCACACGCAGCAAACCGAGGCCAACGCATCCAAACCTGCCCAGCCATTCCACTAGGCATTGATTCATGCCTAAGTTCATACCTTAATAAGTTATAGCCATGCCATACGTCATTAAAGACAGGGTCAAATCCACGACCACCACGACGGGTACAGGCACTTATACGCTTGGCTCTGCTGTTGTAGGCTTTCAAGACTTCTCAGTCATTGGTAATGGCAACCAGACGTACTACTGCTGCACGGACGGAACAGACTGGGAGTTAGGCTTAGGCACTTATACATCGTCAGGTACAACGCTATCCCGCGACACAATCCTTGCATCATCCAATAGTGGCAATGCAGTCAACTGGAGTGCTGGCACACGAGACATTTACGTTACATATCCTGCTGAGTACACCCCTGGCGCAGTGCCAAAAGCCGATACAAGTGCTGTTGGCACAGACCTTGTGGCATGGAACAACTTAAAGAAGGTCTTGGATCTGGGTGTCCAAGAAGGTGTGCCATATGCTAATAACAGCACCAATGGGATGGTGAGTACGTTTAGTTTGGTTTACACGGCAGGAAATTATAGAGGCGGTGTTTTAGCACCCAACGGAGACATACATTTTATTTTTTATGACGCAGATAGAGGTCAAAAAATATCGGCGACAGGGGTTGTATCTACTTACTCCCTTGTTTACACAACATCTGTGGGGTATGTCGGAGGTGTATTAGCCTCTAATGGCGATATACATTTTGTTCCTGCTGGTGCGGCTGTGGGACAAAAAATTAACGCTTCGGGCGTGGTTAGTACGTACTCATTGGTCTACACAGCAAATACTTACAACGGGGGCGTACTAGCCCCTAATGGTGATACACACTTTGTACCAAATTCTGCGGCAGTAGGCCAAAAAATCTCTGCTTCTGGAGTTGTTTCTACTTATTCGTTAGTTTATACAACATCATTTGCGTATCAAGGCGGCGTTCTTGCGCCTAATGGTGATATATATTTTGTACCTAGAAATGCAGAAGTGGGCCAAAAAATCTCTGCTGCCGGAGTAGTAAGTACATATAGTTTGGTATATACCGCTGCCGGCGCTTATTCAGGAGGTGTTTTAGCCCCAAATGGTGACATAAATTTTATACCCTCCAATGCAAACAGAGGCCAAAAAATATCTACCGCTGGTGTTGTGTCTACTTATTCTTTGGTATATACAGCATCAAGCGCTTACTTTGGTGGAGTTTTAGCTCCTAATGGTGACATACACTTTGTGCCATATAGCGCGGCAGTAGGCCAGAAAATATCAGCCTCTGGTGTTGTTTCCACTTATTCATTAGCTTATACAACAACTGCTGCATATTGGGGTGGGGTTTTATCGCCTGACGGAACAATTACATTCATTCGTAGTGCCGTATCTGTAGGCCAGCGCATCAACACTAACGTTACATTCCCTATAGGCGTTTGTCTTTCACCATTTTTCAACAAGTTCTAGGAGGATTTGTGTATAGCCGCGACAAGATCATTGCAACCATGCAAGAAATTTACGATGAGTCAAAAAGCATTGCGCCGTATGTCGTAATCGCCCAGCCTCGTCGGAACTTAGAAGAGACTGCGGCTCAAAACTTTGATGGCTACGATGGCCTTCACATTGACTTACTTGGCTTTTCCCACGGCTTTTGCAACATCGGTGGTGAGAAGGTGGACGTTGCTCGCAACTACTTGATTGAGCAAGCCCTTGAGTCAGGTGCCAAGTACCTGTTCTTTGTGGGTGAAGATACTGTTATCCCCTATGACGGCTTCAAAGTGTTACACGAAACAGCAGAAGCCAATCCCGGTTGCATCGTGACGGGTGTGTATTACATCAAATGTTCAGATGCCATGATCATGGTGCGTAATGGCAACTGGATCACAATCCCCAACGTAGACCCCGGCCAACTCATTGAGGCGTGGCAAACAGGCATGGATGCCATGCTTATCCCGATTGAGATCCTGCGTCAGATGAAAGAAGAAGCGCCCGATATGCCCTTCTGCTGTATTGGCAATAACGTGGATGGTCCCAAGGGTGTCATCCCCTTTATAGGTGAAGACAACTTCTTTGTCCACCGACTGCATAAGCGCGGCACCAAGCTCTTAGTAAACACCGATGTCCAGTGCTTACACATGGATCTTGCTTCAGGCATGTACACCGCACATCCATCAGTTAATCTTAAGAACTTCTATACCAACATCAAGCCCACCAGACCACTGACGTTGGATGACAAGGACTTCATTGATCGGCGCTGGCATGATCGTTTGCCTGAAGGCTCAGGCGTTAAAGCAGACTATGCAAGCATCATCACGCAGATGATTAAAGAAGGGCAGTCCATCAAATTCAATATGGGTTGTGGCTCAGATCGCCGCCCTGGTTATATTGGTATTGATAAGCATAGTGACCGCGCTGACATCAGACAAGACTTATTCAAAGTCAATTTGCCAGAAGAGTGCGCTGACGAGATTCTTGCCAGCCATGTGATTGAGCATTTGCCACAGCACCGTGCGCCAGAGATTTTGACCAAGTGGCTGAAGACCTTAAAGCCTGGTGGTAAGTTTGTTACCGAGCAGCCAGATCTTGAAGCACTTTGTAAAGACTTCTTGACGCAAGATGGCATGGATAAGCACATGACGGCCATGTGCATTTACGGCGCAATCGTTACGTCTGAAGTGCGTTTTGATGGCACGCAAGACCCAGAAGTGTTGGAGAAGGGCGCTTTATCACCGCATCTTTGGGGTTATACGCCGAAGACTTTGACTGATCTTTGCCAAGCAGTAGGGTTCAAAGACATCCAAATCCTGCCAGCTATTGGCGGTCATCCCGGCAAAAACTTTAGACTTGAGGCAACCAAATGAGCATCTCACTGGAAGGCTTGATGTCCCCCGGCGGGGACGAAACAAGGGCATTAGCTATGCTCAAGGTAGACCACAACGGCCTGGCGTATGATTGGCAGGCTTTTGTGCCGCTCAATACAG